AAAGAGATAGACGCAAATAAAACCTTGTCTTCAAATGAAGAGATAGAGTTCTGTTGCCGTTCTATTATTGAAGAACACCCAACCTTGAAACTCGATGAGATTTACGTGGCGTTTAACATGATTCGTCAAGGTAAGTTTGGCAAACTCTTTGAACGTTTAAAGTCTGCTGAAATACTTGACTGCTTGAGGCGTTACGAAAGTGAAGTGCGTACACCTATACTTGAGAGAGATGCAGAAATAAAAAGAAAAGAGTTCTTGCATTCATCCGATTACAGTCAGGTTGTTTTAGAGCCATTAGGGTTAGCCGATATATTTGACAACTTAGCTAAATCAGAGCCAAAAGTAAAAGGCGAAGGGATTGGTTCAAGACTAAGAAAGAAGAACGAATGGTAGTATATTTGTGTCTACTCGTCGTTGTGGTGAGTTTTCCAATTCTGCGGGAGAGGGGGCATTTAATTATGTCCCCTTTTCTTTTTAACTAACTTGCTGGCATGACTTGGCTCAAAGAGGTAAAGAAGTTAGACGCAGTATTTAGCCGATACATTCGATTAAGTCGTTCTGACGAAAATGGAATAGCTACTTGCATAACGTGTGGTTGTAAAAAACCTTGGAAGGAACAACAATGCGGTCATTTTATGTCACGCTCTCATTACTCTGTCAGGTTTGACGAGTTAAATTGCGATGTGCAATGTGTCAAATGCAATATGTTTCGGCAGGGTGAAAGCTATATATTTTCACTACGATTAGATGAGAAACACGGGAAAGGAACATCTGAAATGCTTTACCAGAAATCTAAGCAAAGCCAGAAAATTCCAAAAGAAGAATTGATTGAAATGCGTAAGGAATATCAAAGAAAATTTGATGGACTGCATTGATAGATTTTTTCTAAAGGAACGAGAGCAACTCGTGTTAGTCGCGTCAAAGTATGTGCGTCAAAACGCAAGCGACTTAGTGCAAGATGTAATCGTTCAAATTTATTCTGACAAAGAAAAGTATTTTAAAATCTGTGAACGCGAGGAATTGTTTTTTTACCTTATCCGTATTTTCAGATTGGCAGGGTTTAGTAAAACGAGCCAATATTATTACAAGTATCGACGGCACGAAGAAAGACATAGACCTTTAGACGAGGGAGCAATGGCTTGTGAACAACCTGCTGAAGAATGGATGGAACGTGAAATTCAATTAGACCTTTGGACTTCAAAAATGATGGCTAGTGTAGAACACGTTCTTACAGATTTGGACTGGTTTGAAAGTCAGCTATTTAAAATTTACTATCTTCATAATCACACGATAACAACATTAAGCAATGACACGGGAATCTCAAGAACAACAATTAACAGAAGTATCCGTAAAACCAAAGCGTACTTACAAAAAACGTACACCGAAAAAGAAGGCGACTGGGCTAGGGGACACGGTAGAGAAGATAGCAAAGGTAACGGGAGTGAAAGCAGTAGTGGAATTGATTACAGACGACTGCGGATGCGAGGACCGAAAAAAGAAACTTAACGCTATGTTTCCATACGACACAGTCATGATGTCAAATGAGGAAAAAGAACTCTGGGAGAAAATAGTAAAACCTGCATGGGATAGAGGTAGAATGAAGGCAGGCGAACAACACGCAATGATAAAAATATATGAGAATGTATTCCCACAAATTACCAGAAAGTTAGTAAATTGCGGTGGGTGTATAACAACGGCACTAAAAAAACTTCAAGCAGTTTACGACAATTCATGCGAGTAATTACGGTAGCATCCCTTGACGGGTATTCTAGACGAAAAGACAAAAGCGTTTCTTTGCGATTTATAACGCAAGAGAAGACCTCAGAAGAGATTAAGCAAATTGACGAGTTATGCGACACGTTCGGAGTTCTTTATTACAAGGGTGAAAGCAGCCTGAACAAAGAAGAGATTGCAGATTTAGATAATGTCGGTCTGGACTTGTACGACAAGAAGAAAACACAGAGCCAAAGATTGCGCAGCGTGTTGTTTAAAGTTCACGAGATGAACGGAGGGAGCAAGTCAGGATTTGCAGACTGGTACAAAGTAGAAACGGAAAAGATTATTAATCACTATAAACAAAAACTAGACAATGAGTAAAGACACACACCAAACGCGACTATTGAATTACTTTGAAAAGCACAATTCAATTACATCCCTTGAAGCAATTCGTGACTTAGGCAACACACGGTTAGCAGCAACGATTTGTGACCTAAGAAAGAAGGGGCATGATATAGCATCTACAAGCGTAGAGGTCATGAACCGATTTGGAGGGACAACTAACGTAGCGAAGTACACTCTTCAAAAGGAATTGAAGAAAGAAAAGGGTTGGTTTCCTAAATGGTAATTACTGAAAAGAACAGATAAATACAGAAAAATGGAAGAACTACTAAGCACTTGTTGTGGCGCACCTAAATTTGGTGACTGGGAACTATGCGGTGAATGCATGGAACACGCAGACTTTAACATAGAGGAAGATGTTAATAGGTAAGCACACTCTTACAGATGTTCAGGTATGGTCAGTCGTGCTTAAATGGTACACAAACGGAATGTACCCAGATATTTTACAAGATGAGCAAGGCAGGGATTTAGAAGAAATTTGTGAAAATGAATTAGACAAACTAATGAACGAAGAGGATGAAATATAAAAAAGGAGAGTCAGGCAACCTAAAGGGAAGACCCAAGGGAATACCTAACAAGGTCACAGACGAGGCTAGAGGCATCTTCGTTGACGTAATGGAGGGTGAGGTCCAAAACATTAAAGACTCCCTTCAGTTGCTTCGTGAGGAGTCCACAGAGAAATACCTTAAAGCCTTGAGTTCGTTGTTTCCTTACTTTATGCCAAAGCAGTCAGAAGCAAACGTTACGTTAATTGAGTCAAATACCGAGCCGTCATGGTTCCAAGACGTGATTGAACGAACTGACCAGAAGGATGAATTTCTAACGAATGATTCAGCCAAAGACATACTATGACGTTAAGGGATGTAAGAAGCGCATCCAAATCCACCAAGGAGGGACGCGTAGCGGTAAGAGTTTCTCAATTACGCAGGCGTTAATTGAACACGCTTATAAGAATCAAAACGCCAACCTAATTATCTCTATGGTGCGTAAGACGTATCCGTCATTGAGAAGTTCGGTCATGCGTGACTTCATGGAAATCTTACTAAAGGCAGGTTGGTATCACGAGAATTACCATAACAAGACAGAGAACACTTACCGACTATTTGGAAATACGTTTGAGTTCTTTTCTTGCGACAACCCCTTGCGATTGCGTGGAAAAAAAAGAGACATACTTTGGCTTTGTGAAGCGAATGAATTGTCTTACGAAGACTTTTTCCAACTCAATATTAGAACAACTACCGGACCAGTCATACTTGACTTTAACCCATCCGATGAGTTTTCATACATATACGACTTACTCGATAGAGAGGACTCAGCGTTTTTTAGAACCACCTACAAAGACAACCCGTTTCTTAGCGAGATACAGATTGAGGAGATAGAGCGATTAAAAACAAATGGTGACTCCAATTACTGGAGAGTGTACGGTCTAGGGTTGAGGGGTATTAGTCGTGAAACCATCTTCGAAACACAGACCTACAAAACCCTTCCCGAAGGCGCAAAGCGTTTAGCGATTGGTTTGGACTGGGGATACTCGGTAGACCCTACGTCAATTGTTGATGTTTACTTGCACGGTCAAGAAATTTACATCCGTCAAATGCTTTACTCAGGAGGTTACACTAACGACGACATTGCGAGGTTTTTAAAAGAGCAAGGGTTAGAAAGGCATACAGAAATTATTGCTGATTCAGCAGAACCTAAATCAATAGAGACTTTACACCGACTAGGGCATAACGTCAAGGGGGCTAAAAAAGGACCAGATAGTGTACGCGCAGGCATTGACATCATGAAGAGGTACACCCTAAAAATTCACGAATCGTCCGCAGATGTTATTAAGGAATTTAGAAACTATAAATGGTCAACGGATAAAGACGGGCGGATGCTCCCAAAACCCGTAGGTATGAACGACCACAGTATAGACGCAGTTCGGTATGTTTGCTTAAATAAACTTCGACCAAATTCTGGTCAATACTTTTTATCATGAAAGTCAAGATTACTATTCCTGAGAGTTTTGCAGACATTACCATAGGTAAGTACGTCGATATGATTGACGCATGGGAAAGTCATGAAGAAACACACCGTAAGGTTAAAGCAGCAGTTAGTGTGTTGTGCAACATGAATGAAACTGATTTAGATAGAATGTCGGTTGACAGTTACAATCAGGTCAGTAAAGCCTTGGTTCAATTTATGTCCGCGCCTAATGATAAATCACATCCGCAATCTATTGTTGAATTAAACGGGGTCAGGTACGGTCTAATTCCTAATTGGAACAAGCTAAGTTTAGGTGAGTTTGCAGACCTAGAGCATTACGCTACTAAAGGATTTTTTAAGTGCTTGAACGAGGTGATGTCAGTAATTTACAGACCAATAGTAGACGAGGCGAAAGGGTGGTACACGATTGAACCCTACGACCAAACGCAAAAGAAAAAGAACGATATGTTAGAAATGCCTATGGATGTTGCGGTTAAAGCAATGGTTTTTTTTTACAATATCGCAATGAAACTATTGAAAGATTTGGAATCCTCTTCGACCAACCCCCTGAACGAGAGGATGTTACAACAGAAGGGAAGCAAGAGTTAAAACAAAAACAAACGATAGCGTCTAAGTGGGGTTGGTACAGAGTTATGTATGCTTTATCAAAAGGAGACGTAACTAAAATGGGTGCGGTCCAACTTATATCTATAAGTGAAGCATTTACTTTTCTGTCATACGAAACTGATGTTAACATGACTAATTCTATTAAGATATGAACTACACCGTCAAGGATATAAATGACGTTTTCCAAGGGATAGTCACCAATCACCTTCAGTTAAAATCGTTTTACACAAACTCAGAAAAAGAGTTAGACATAAATAAAATAACTGTAAACCTATTTCCATTGCTATACGCGCAAGTCACGGGAGCGCAAGTAAACGATGGATTTACCACATACAGTTACGAAGTAAATGTAGCAGACCTTGTAATTGAAGAACAGACAGACGTAATTATAGATGTATATCAAAATACATTTTTAATTATGCAGGATGTAATTGCGTTATTTCGGTTAGACCAAAGCAACGTATTCCCTGACGTTGGTAACCAAGCATGGGGCATTGATATGCCGATTAATTGTACACCCTTTACTTCACAATACGACAACCTTTTAACTGGTTGGTCATGTGAATTTTCAATTCGAGTTCCTAATGCTTTAAACCTTTGTGCAGCACTTTACTAATGGGTTTAAAAATTATAGTTAAAGGGTATAAGGGAAAGGAAGACCGCATCAAATTAAAAGATGTAGAGGATGAAATGGATGACTGGGGTAATTGGATAGTAGAAAAAGCTAGACAAAACCTAGAGAGAGGCACTACGGAACACGGCAGTAAAAACAGTACGGGGACACTTTCTGAATCTATTACATATCACGTAGGTCAAGACAAGGACCAAAATATAGTTATGACTTTTCCCATGGTCAATTATGGTATCTATGTCGAGGAAGGAGTGCAAGGCGCAACCAGTTCAGAAAAGGCTCCTAAGTCACCTTTTAAATTTGGAAGTAAAACGGGCGCAAGCGGTGGGTTACGAAAAGGAATCCGCAAATGGATTACAGATAAACCAATACGCAATACAAAATGGAAAAACAAAAAAGGTCAGTTTCTCAGTTATGAGCAAATGGGGTTTGTTATTTCGCGTTCGGTTTGGAACAAAGGAATAGAGCCTTTCCCTTTTATAGAACCTGCAATAGAGGATAGTTGGAAGAGTTTTAAAAAACGATTTGAAGTAGCTTTAGAAGACGACATAGAAAGATTTCTCAAGTCTACACTACCTGCTCATAAAATGAATTACGAAATAGACTTTAGCCCTAGTGAAACCCCGAAGATTAGAAAAAGGGACGCAAGGGGACGCTTTACAAAATAATCATGAGTTACTCAGTAAAAAAAACACTACCTGAAATGGCAGGTGCGTTTGACCCAATTATCTTCTCTAATTACGAGACGACTTACGCAACCATAGGATTTAAGTTTAGGTACATATACAAGGTATCCGTTTATTCGGGTACTGGCGTTGTATTTAATGACATAACAACAATTCGAAAGTTTCCAAACAATCAAGGCGTAGGCATTGTAGATATAGGACGAACAGTACAACCATACGTTCATAGCGACAAACCAAGCACACCTTCATTTTCAAGTTCTATAATTGCGTCTGCGGTTAACACCTACGTTTGGGTAAAATTGTATGCAGGTTATGAATATGCTTCAACGGAATTTGGTCCCGTCACCGAATATTTTCAAGGAAGTCAAATTGAGTGCTTATGCATTAACGGAACCTTTTTTGCTCAAAATCAAAACCTTTCTGCTAATTACTTATTGAACAGTATGTGTTTAGCGTCAAACGCTAACAGAACTTCTAATTGGGTTCCTTCAAGTATAGGAATGCGTGAAGATAAAAGCACAGAAAGCAGGTTGCCCGTAAGAGCCAACCAAAATGGTAGCATCGGTTTATTTAATGTCAATTTTACCTCGACTGATTTAACACGAGATGCAGAATACATTAACATATCATTTTATAATGATAGCACTTTGGATACTACTGTTTCTCTTCTGTTATCTGATATTGGAATTACTACTGCTGCTTCTACCTTTAGTTCTGGTAGTCCAGTTTTTCAAGTGTTTGCGTACCCTGCTGCTTTAGAAAGTTCTGGAAATTCCACACTAAGACCTAGCACCTACCCAAACGCAACTAAGTATGAAGTGCGATTTAGCGTTCTAGAGAACTCCCAATTTGTAAGCCGTTCCTATTCGTTTGACATAAAGCAAAACACTAACTGTCAAAGAGGAATGTATTTACGTTGGTTAAATCAATTTGGCACTTGGGACTATTTCTTTTTCGATGGTCAAGTAAGCGAATCGCAATCTATTACACGAACGAATTACGAAACAGTAAGAGGCAATTGGTTTGAATCAGACGGTGCAAATTTTGATATGCTTTCTTCAGAAAGAGGAGCAGTAGCAATGGTTCAGAAAATAGAAGACAAATATAAAATGACCTCTGGGTGGTTAACAGACAATCAGTCTGACATGATTCGCTCAATGTTACGCTCAAAAAATGTAGAGGCTTTTTGGTTTGATACAGAGTCGTCACCCTACTCAGGTACACAAGAATATTATCCTATTGTCATAACGACAAACTCGATGCAGTATAAAAAGACATACCCTAATAAATTGTTCTCTTATGACATTGAGTTTAAATACGCTAACCCACAAAGAACAACTTACTAATGCTTGAATTAGCCGTTCGTAATCAATCAACCGATTCGTGGTATATGCTTGACACTTTAGGCATAAACATGGAGTTAGTATTTGCTATTGGTGAAATTAGCGACTTTACTAAACGTACAAGTCCTCACAGTTTGTCTTTTGACTTACCTATGTCACCAATTAACAATCAGTTTTTTGGACTAGATGCAGATATGGATGCTTCATTGACTCAGTTTAATTGGACGGCAGAAACATCAGGAGAAATTTTAGATGCAGGTGTTCCTATTTTAAACGGAACACTACAAGTTATTTCATATGATTTAACTCTTAGGGTTTATCAATGTATGTTTTACGGAGACAACTCGGACGTTTATTTAAGATGGCAGGGGAGAACATGGAGGGATGTATTTACAGATACAAACGATGTTGTTACAACAGATTTAAATCACATTTTAAGCCCACAAAATGTAGTGTTAAGTTGGAGCAGCGACATAACGCTAGGTCAAGTAGGCAACAAAATAATTATCTACCCTCTTTTGGACCGAGGATTAACCAATACTGATTACGAACAATTTTCAGGATGGTATGGAGCAGGAGGTCAATACAACACGGGAATTTTTAATAGTAGTGCATCGCAAAACGCACCTGAAGAGTTAGACGGGTTTATACTGGCGCAGACTTTAAGACCTGCAATTCAAGTAAAATACCTTTTAAATCAATTAGCTAATTACGCAGGCTATACAATAAAAGCAGGAGGCTTTTTAGATTCGTACTCTATGGATGAGTTGTATATGACTCTAGGTACGGAAAAAGAATTGCAAGGGTTAGTCGTAGCAGGCTTTTATGTTGCCTTACAAGGCACATATACTAACCTTTCAGGACCAAATATTTCAAGTGCATGGTTTGCAGATTTACTGTTTAGTGACCAAGGTTGCGTTAATTGTTATGACCCTGCTGACTGGATGAGCGCGGGGCAATTTGCTCCTACGGAATCAGGTTACTACAATTTTGGATACGGAATAGAAATTAACGCAGGAGGATTTTCGCCCGGTCCTGGGGTGCTTACGGCCACGCTTTATTTTGAATGGTATTTAAACGGGGAATTATATAACACCATACCATTAACCTACATTGTAGGAGGTTTGGTGCAGACATTTGGAGAAGAGAATTACCTCTCGAACTCGATGCAGGTAAATTTTGGAGACGTAGTTTCTTGGCGACTTGTAGGTTATAACACCTCATCGTTCCCGATAAGCATTGTAAATTCTGGGACTTATATAAGCCTTCAGTACGACGACACGAATTACCCGCAATCAATTAATACGATTGCTATGTTTGACGACGGGACCGTTGAAGATTGGATAGCAGCGTTTTTTGAGCAGTTTAATATTGTAATGACAAGTGATACATTACAAAGAGAATTAGACATACAGACGTATAACGACTATATGGACTTAGGGGGTCCTGCTTTAGATTGGACAAATAAAGTTGATGTGTCAAAAGGATTTACCGTTAAACCTATGACGGACTTTCTTACGCGTGAGGTTATGTTTAAAGACAAACAAGGCAAAGACATAAGCAACAACTGGTGGGAGTTAAACATTAACAAAGTTATCGGTCAGTTTAATTACGACGCTTCGTCTAGTGCATTTTTAAGAGATGAAAAAACAGTAGGAGATTATTTTATACCCTTTAGGAACAGTTATATACCGACTGCTTTTAACGGTAGTTATGTCCCCGTTGACTCGTCTGGTTGGTCAAATATTCGCGTGATGAGAATGTGGACTGAGGCAACCTCAAGAGGTGTAAAAGACAGTCAAAACACAACATCTCTTTTCTTTTTTCACGGGCTACAAAACACCCTTGACTACGCAGGTAATTCTATCAGCTACTATTTAAGAAATGTCTCGTGGTATTCAAGCCCTTTATCATCAAATAGGCATCCGTCAACAGATGTCTTATCAAACACCTCAAGCGATGAAAGTAGCGGTTATATGCTTACGTGGAAAGGACGGATAGTACACGATGACAAGCAGGGAAAAACAAAAGGTTTGTACGAGCAATTTTACAAAGGTATGATTGTCGAGCGTTACGATATAGACGCAAAAATAGCTGAGTGTACTATGTTTTTAAACCCAGACGATGTCAGGGAAATAGAATACAACAGACTCGTTTTTATACAAGGTACTTATTGGTATGTAGAAAAAATATCAAATTATAGAGTAGGAACAAACAATCCTTGTAGAGTTATTTTGCGTAAATATTTAGGTTTAGCTTCTTCTTTAAGAAACGTCACTAGAAATTGTGATTTAACACCAATTTTAAATAAAGGGGGTCAAGTGTTTTTTACAGACGGTGTAACTTCTTCAGCAGGTAATTCTACTTGTTGTTTAGAGGCTGATTACTACTGGGACAACATTACTCAGACTTGTTGGTGGAATTGGAACGGAGGAAATGACGGGGGTGTAGGTGACCACGGTGACCCAAAGGACCATGATGTAAACGCGGTCGCTCAAAACGCTTGGCTTCAACCGTTGTTGACGGGAGACGCAAACCGTACTATTCAAAGGCAATACCAGACAGAGTTACCCGTTGAAACTCAGTCATTTGAAATGAACGCTAGCACGAATGCAGCGCAAACGGTCAATGCAAAATCATCAGGTGGAGTTACAGAACTTCAATTGCTTCCAGATGCTCAATACAATTTAGAGATTTTCGTGACTGCTAGAAGCGCAAGGACTAACGGTACGTCTACCCCATTATTGGACAACGTAAAGTACGTGCAGTCTATTTTCACAACTGGTATGGCTACCCAAAGTTCCACAACGGGAAGTGATGTATTTAAAGATGACAACAACTCTGGGCTTACTGTATCGGTTGTAGCGGGTACTGGGCTAGACGGTCAGCCTAAATTTCAAATTAGATGTACAGACGCGTTTACTGTTACGGGTGAAAAGTCTTGGACTCTTAGGGTAGAGGCTACAATCTCACCAACGCAAGCAAGAACATCATTGCCTGCACCAACTATTGCTAATGCACAATACGAAGATTTTAACTTTATCGGTTTCCAAGACGGAAACGCATTAGAATGGAACGAATGAAGGACTTTATAAATGCATCAGGAAATATGTTAATTAGCACCTTGCGGTTAACTACTTACCACAAAATTAAAGGCACAACTAAAGCGTATTACTGGAATGGCTTTTACGATTTAAACGCGGGGTTACTTTCTAAAATTAAAATGATTTTCCAAAATGGCACAAGAAATTGAGGTAACGCTAATAGTTCAAACGCAAGAAGCCGTTGATGAGTTAGAGGCATTTGCAGAACAGTTAAATAGGACCGAAAAAAAAATTCAAACAAGCGGTAATAACGCATCTAAAGGCTATAAAGAATTAGCTAATGTTTTTACGCGTCTTCTTCCGCGCTCAATGCAAGGGTTAATTAGAAATTTTAATCAAACTCAACGAAGCGTAAACAGAGCGTCTAAAAGCGTTAAACTATTTAATAAGGCTTGGATAGCTACGGGGTTCGGCGCAGCGGTAGTTGTGTTAGGTGAGTTAGTTGCTAATTGGGATTCTATTTCAGAAGCTATTGGTTTGACCAATAAAGAAATGGAAGCAGAAATTGTTCTTCAAAATAAGATTACACAACAAACGGAAAAGTTTAGTCAATCATCTCAACCGTATGTTGATATTTTAAAATCAACGACTTCTTCTATAAATCAACGCGTAACGGCTACTGACGAACTAGTTAAACTAATGCCTGAACTCAACGGCTTAGATTTAACAAGCGAACAAGGCATGACGGCTTTAAATTCTGCTCTTGAGGAGAACGTAAGGTTGACTGAAATTAGAGTTAGACAACAAACGTTAGAAGACCAGTTGCGAGACGCAGGTGAAGAAGCAAGAAGTACAGAGTTAAGTTTTTGGCAAAAAACAAAAAACATACTTTTATCTGATTGGACCAACGCCAAAGAATTACAATATATATCCGAAAATCAAGCAGAAGGTCAAGAGAAATACAATAAGATATTAGAGGAATACAACCTGCTTATTGCTGAGATTGCAGAAATTGAAGGTGGCCGAGCCGAAACAAAAAGACTAGCTAAGGAAGACGAGATTACAGAAAGGAATACAGAAAATAAACAGTTAGCCCGTTTAAAAATCGAGAAGGAGTTGTTGAGGGCAGAGGAGCTTTTGAAAATAGAAAAAAGCGATACGTCAAATATTGAATTGCAACTAGCGGCTAAAAAGTTAGAATTTCAGCAAAAAGACCAAATTGCTTCAATGGAGTTGCAGGGTGCGTCAAACAAACAAGTTAAAAGGCAACGGGTGTTACACCAAGACGCAATGACTCAGTTGTATACTGATTTTCTTAATGGAGAGTTAGAAGATTATAATAAATACGCTACTGCTCTTCAAGAAGAAATTGAGAGAAACGACGAAGCAGTTAGTAAAAGCAGAACGTCTCTATTGCGAGGCGAAGGCTCAACGGGCGCTTCAAGCGAAGAGATGGAAATGCAGTCCATCTTTGATAAGTACCAAAAACAACTAGATTTAGAAAAAGAATTTAGTCAAGAATACTATGCAGTTTATGACGCAAGAGAAAGAGAGTTAGCGCGAATAACAGATAAATATGCCGACGAAAGAACCGAAGCGCGAGAAAAGGAAAATAAAGATGGCTTAAATGCTGCGTTAGATTTCACTGGTGGGGTAGCAGATATGTACGGTACTCTATCTGACTTGTCTGAAGAAAACGAGGAGAGGTCAAAACAATATGCCGTTACCGAAGTTGCTTTAAACTCAGCGGTAGCATTAGCAAATGCAATTGCAGGCGCAGCAGCAGCAGCAAAAGATAAAGGAGCAGCAGCACCCTTTGTTTTAGGAGCGTATATTATTTCTATGTTTAGTACGATTATGAATGCTCAAAAGCAAATTAGTACTATCATGAATCAGGTAGGCGCAGGAGGTGGTGATGATGTTGCAATCCCGCAACCCGTCGTTCCAAACGTAAGTGATGACTTTATGCTAAATGAATTTACTGGACAAGGTGACCGTAGTTTTCGAGCGTATGTTGTGGAAAGCGATATACAAGGCGCAATGAATAACGCAAGCCTTATTGATTCAAGAGCAAGCTTAGGAGGATAAAATGGTACACCCTTATATATATTAGTATGGAGCGAAAACTCGTAGAACTTTTGATACTCGAAGACGGCAATTATGGCGTTGACGCAGTTAGTTTAGTTAAGCATCCTGCTATTGAAAGCAATTGGATTTATATGTCTAAAGAAGACAGAAAACAATTTATTTCACTAGCTACTGTTGATGAAGAAAAACGAACTGTAATTGGGGCTGCTTTAATTCCTGACAAACACATACCTCGTTATGATGAATCTAACGATGAAGAGTATGACGTTTATTTCTCAGCGGACACGGTTTTACGCGCAAGTGAGTTGTTTTTAGAAAACAATTACATAAAAAGCGCAACCTTAGAACATGAAGAACAACTAAACGGGGTTTCCGTGGTTGAGTCATGGATTGTAAGTGACCCAGAAAATGATAAGTCTAGGGTTTTTGGTTTAGACGTACCCAAGGGTACATGGATGATTCGAGCGAGAATTGATAGTGACGAAGTTTGGGAAGAGGTGAAGTCAGGCTCAGTTCGAGGGTTTTCAATAGAAGGTTATTTCGCAGATTCAATTCAGAAAATGAAGGCAGAGCCAAAGTTGAGCGTAGACAGTATGATTAAGAAAATCTACAATAAGATATTTAAACGAAAATTTTATGTAGAAGCACAACTTCTTGACGGTTCTGTTATTGCGTCAGAATCAGAAAAATTTAATGCAGGAGTAGAGGTTTTTAAAATTGGTGTGGAAGGCTTACCCGTAGAGATGGACAACGGGCAATACGAAACATCTGGAGGTATAAAGTTTGAAGTTTTTGATAATTACCTAGTTGAATACGACGGTGAGGTTCAAGCGGTGGAGGAGAAGGAGGAGGAAGCAGGGGAAACCCCACTAGATATTGATATGAGCGCAATGAGGGTTAAGTATTACACTCACCTAATGAGAAATAAATACGCCAAGAAGTTAGGAAAAGTGGAATTAAGTCGTATATTAGAGAAAGATAAATACACTTTAAACAATGAAGACATGAATAACATAGAATTAAAAATGGAGCGATTTTTGGAAACAGTTTTCCGAAATGTTCGTTTTGATGAATACAGAAGGTTTAAGGTGTGCGGAGAATGTGGAGATGAATACCAAGGTTACGACGCTTTAAATTACTGGAGCGAAAGTCCTGATTACGAATTAGGCGTTTACATTCCATTCCTAGAGAAACTAGATTCAATGGGTTACTTTGTTGAATGGTACGACGCAGGAACGGCGGTAGTTGCACCTCATTAAACAACAGAGATATGATTACAAAAGACCAATTATTGTCAGACGCTCGTGATATGGAAGGGGCGGTTTTAGAGTTTATCGTAGTTGATACGGGC